GTCTCCATGAACCTCATGTTCTCGACAGTCACATCGGACGGGGCAGGCTTAAGAGATTCCTGGTCCGCTCCATCACCAGCGTCACCGGCGAGAGTAGCTGCGATTACTCGCAGCGGGGTTAGATCGGCTAATATATTACAAATAAGGTTTGGTTGGTTAATAATAATTCTTGATGTCATGGTACAAATAATAGATGCTAATGTCACAATAATAATCATGCCGGGTGTGCGTTGAAAAACGCCTCACCTCCAGGGCGTTGCTTAGCCATCTGGGGTCCGGATTCTAGAGTTGGAATCCGGTAAGCTAAAGTCGTCTTCTTGGTTGGGAAGAACGTAAGCCATAGCCCTTTCGAGCTCGATACTACGCTCGGCGGAGCGAACGTAGTACTTCCGCGCGGAACGGTTGGACGTGACGACGTCGAACCATTTGCCGGGGGTAAACTTGACTCCGTGCTTATCGCACAGAACCTGGAGCTTGCCAACCCACTCGTCATACTTCTCCTGCCCGTACTGGGCAAACTCAAGCAAGACGTCGTTGACCGCAAGCTCCCTCTTCTCCTCAATCGTCAGAGACTGGACCACGCCGATAGTGAGCATCTTCCCCAGGCTAGACTGGGAGAGAGGCGCAGTGTACGTGGAAAGTGAGGCGTCCCAGCGGAAGGTCCGCTTCCCGATGGAAGCGTCGTCCCAGGAGACGTGCGAGGACGACCCGAGAGTCTTCTCCGGGTCGGTGAAGACGAGATTCATCTGTTCATAACCCTTCTTGAAGGAATGGAAATTGAAGAGATCAATGTACTGGTCGGTAACAGCATACATCCCGTCGTCTCCATGTGTAATGAAGTCGACGTGCTGTGTGATGAGACCCAACCTGTCTTCGGGTCGGAGCTGCGTGAGCTCACGAGAGAGTTCGAGCGCCTTCTCTGGGTTCCTGGACTTGTCCAGAAAGCCAGCCATGCCACATGCGACCGAGAACACAATGATCAGAGCGCACTCGCGTGCGATGATCTTGTGCGTGGAACAGTTCTGACTGTAGATGTCAGGACCGCCGCTCGACGTGGAATGTCCAGGATTCAGCATCTCTCCGTCAACGATGAGGAGAGCATTGCTGACATCGCTGGCTGCGGTCATGAAGTAGGTGGTGAAAGCATCTGCCTCCACACAGCTCAACGACTTGAACCACTTCCCCTCGCGAATGCATGCGAAGTCTATCATACGGGTGGCGTACAGAACCTGATGTGAGGTCCGCTTGTCAAACTTCGAAAAGTCACCCAGGATGACGTGCGGATGAGTCGACTCCCTGTCGCGACGGATGTCAGCAAACTCCTCCGAAAACACTGACATCCCACCCAAAGTCATGTTCCTGCGACGAGCAAGAACACTGATCTGGACTAGAGGTTCCATGATGACCTGGTGAGCGAGGTAAGTGTCCAGAGAGTACGGTGCAAACAACCGGATCTTCCTCTTCTGCACCTTCTCCAACGAACGAGGCTCGTCTTTGTAAGTGCCGCGAGTAACGACC